GTCATTCTTTAACTGTATTTGTCAATAATATTGTAAATAGTCTATACTTAAGGTATACTTACTATAAAATATATAAAGACAAACCAGATATACCATTATTTCATAAAGTAGTTTCTGTTATTTGTTATGGAGATGATAATAAGATGTCAGTTAAGAAAGGTTTTGATGAATTTAATCATACAGCAATTTCAAACACCTTAGCTGAAGATAATATCATATATACCATGGCAGATAAAGAAGCTAAATCAGTCCCTTTTATTAAGAATGAAGATTGTAATTTTCTCAAAAGGAAATCTCTTTATAATGATGAAGTGGGATTGTATATGGCTCCAATAGAAGAAGCCACACTACTTAAAATGTTACAATGTCATTTGAAATCAAATGTATTGTCACGAGAAGAAAGCTCAATTGAAGCAATTACCAATGTTTCATATGAGAGCTTTTTCCATGGCAAAGATTTTTATGATGATTATCGTGACAAATTGAGTCGTGTTATTAAAGATGAAAAGTTAGAGTGGAATTTTCCAGAAGGTCTCCCTACTTATGAGAATAGGCTAGACTCCTGGAAAATCCAATATCTAACTTCATCTAACTAAATTTTACATTGGACCTGACCCGGGATGTCACTAAACTCGTCCTGATGGGCGCACCCATGCGCCCTAAAATAAAACGCTAAAAATGGGAGTTGTGTATTGGATACCCACCCCTTCTGTTAGGATAATGGTTACCTTTGAAGTGGGTGTAGGCTTGCACAACTTAGGTGGGGTCCCGTGGCCCCGGGGGTTTTCACCCCCTGTTGCCGACATCAAACAATCCATTCCTGTCTGAGATATAATCGTAATCTCAGGCTTGTATCGTAGTCGATTAGCAATTATAAAGAAAATAATAATAATATGTCAGCTTCGATGGGAGCTGGGGAAGGCGATACCATCAACTCTTTTATGTGCATTACTGATAACACAGTGAAGCACCAAACAGTGACATTCGGAGACAGTTGTGAAATATCTAATACTATTGCAGCGGAACCTGATTCAACTTTCACTAATGCTTACAATGCAGATTATCCTCTTGGTGAATTTTTCTCTAGACCTATTCTAGTTAAACAACTCACGTGGACTCCTGCTGACGTAGATATCAATGAAAGTTTCAATCCTTGGGAATTATTTTTTAATAATCCCAGAGTGTCAAATCGTTTGAGTAATTATGCTTTAATACATTGTAATCTGAATGTAAAATTTTTGATCAATGGAAATATATTTTACTTTGGTAAGATCTTAGTGGATTATATTCCTTTACATAATTATGATCAGCTTTCAGGAACACCAACATATGTTCCAGGATCAATGGTTCAAGCTTCTCAACGGTTGCATGTTAAATTAGATTCTAACGCTTCTATGGGAGCAGTTATGAAGCTACCATATTTATTAAACACAGATATGGCTACTCTAGCTACTAATCAAATAGAAGAAAATGGAATTCTAGTTATGAGGACTCTTAATCCTTTACAACACGCAAATAATTCTACTAATCCTGTAAACATCTCTGTTTATATATGGGCTTCAGAAGTTAAGCTTTCTGCACCCACTTCTTCAAATGTTTACTCTATAACAGCTCAATCTGGTGAATATGATAAGAGTGTTTTATCTAAAACTTTATCTAAAGTTGCAGATACTTCACAGATATTAACCAAAGTTCCTATTATAGCTCCTTATGCAACTGCTACCCAAGCAGTTGCTGGCGCTTTAGGTGAGACTGCCAAAATGTTTGGGTTTAGTAGACCTATTGACATTAGGGAACCTGAAAAGGTTCAACCGCAATATAGTAATAATCTTTCTTCAACAGATACTAGAGACACTTCCAATAAAATTACTGTTGATAGTAAACAGGAATTATCGGTAGATTCTAGAATCACTGGTTTATCTGGTAAAGATGAATTAGTTATAACAGATATAGCCTCAAAAGAAAGTTATTTAGATACTTTCACTTGGACTATTAACACTCCTATAGCAACTACCCTTTTCACAGGTAGAGTTACACCGCAAGTTTATCACATAGGCACAAATGGTGTCTGGATGCCTGCTTGTGCATTTGTAACCATGCCATTTCAATTTTGGAGAGGCGATGTGACATATCGTTTTGAAATAGTCGCAACACCTTTTCATAGAGGAAGGATTTTGGTTGTATATGATCCACTTTTTGTTTCTCCTACCTTAGAAGCAAATACTATGCAAACTCAAGTTGTTGATATTGCTACGCAGAAAGACTTTTCTATAACATTAGGATGGGCTCAAAATAAGACATTTCTTGAGACTCATCCAATGACGACAAGTCCTACTACTAGTGATTATCATATTGATGGAACTACATTTACAACTTCATCAGAATATGCCAATGGAGTTATTTCATTACATGTTTTGAATACACTTACTGTAGCCAATGAAACGGCTCCAGATAATGTCGAAATTAATGTATATGTTTCATGCAACGATATTGAAGTAGCAGTACCAACTTCAAAAAACATTTCCAATTTAGCCTATGTAGCACAATCCAGTGAATATGTAGCACAAAGTGGAGAAGTTGTGGAAGATGAAATGATAGTGGACTCTAATAAACCTGAAAACGAAAATGTTATCACAACAATGTCTGTACCAATTCCACAAAGAGACAATATATATGATGTATATATGGGAGAGAAAATTGTGTCATTTAGACCGTTGCTCAAGAGATATACTCTTAATGAAGCACATGTCATTAAGACACAAACTACTCCTGTTCTTACTAAGATACGGAAATCTAATGCACCTATGTTTATGGGAACTTGGAATATGTCTCCTTATGTTACTGATATTGTTCAAGGAACTTCCAATCTATTTACATATTTGGTGCCTGGATTTTTGCAAATTCGTGGTGCTATGAGACATAAATATATGTTTCAAACTGATACCACATTTGATATACATACTTTTGTGCAAAAATCACACCAATCTGCTACTTCATTTTGGAGACATGATGATGTGACATTAGACACAACAGATAATGATCAAATGCAATGGCATTATTTTGATGTTGTTAGATCAGGAGTAGGTGGTACTATATATGCACCCAAAACTGTTCAACCAATATTAGAAATAGAAATGCCATTCCAGGAACAATATAGATTTGATTGTGCAAGATGTATTGACTATAACGTTGGAGAAGATCCAAGTTATAGATTCACTCGTCATGCACACAATCTTTTTGTAAATCATTTTAAACTAGATGTATTTTATCTAAATTTCTTTGCAGTGGGAGAAGATTTCAATTTGTCACTGTTTCAAGGTGCTCCATTCATAGGTTATCAACCTACTGTGGTGCCTTAATTGATCCCATGAGTGAACCAAGCTACCTTTCAAGCTTGTTAAAGATGTGAGAGAAGAGTCTAGCGCATGGACATAGTGTAGTGCGTACCTAGTCAATAAGGTGAGATTGGCAGTCTATCCGAGGGCGGATAGCCATTTTGAGATTCATCATCTCTCAATGCCCACCGAACGGTCACGTCGAAACGTGATAAGGAACTTTTGTTCTCCGTTTGGGGGGACGAAAAGCCCTTCAATTGTTTTGATAGAAGACTTGTTCTAAATAAGCTCTTTCATCCAAAAAAAA